ATGTAATCTGCAACAATTAGGACACGAAGTTGATATTAGATGGTGCAATGAAATACAACCGGGAGAATATGACATTGTAATGGTACACGTTGCTAATTTAGCATTAGAATTAGCAGAGCGAGGAATACCTTATATATTTCAACACCACGATCATCATGCTTTCTATTATGGAAAAGATTCATTTGTGTATAAGCAAAACCAAGAAGCAATGGAAAAATCTATTTTTTCATTAGTCCCTGCTCGTTACTTAGTTGATTATTTTGAATTATCTAATATATATTATTTTTCGCATGGAGTGAATGTACACTCATTCTACCCAAACGAAACATACCCTTCAGAACATAATCTATTAATGTTAGCAAATAATGGTTTAGGAGGATATGGAGCCCATGACAGGAAAGGATTTGGATTGGGGGTGCAACTAGCAATGTCTCGTGATTTACCTATTACAATTGCTGGTCCTAAAAATAATGAAAACTGGCTTAATGATAATCCTTGGGTTAAAGGATATCCTAAATTAACAATGATTTGGGAACCACCAAATGAAAATTTAAGAGATCTTTATACTTCACACACCATATTTCTCCATCCCTCAGAACTAGAAGCAGGGCATCCTAATCTTACATTGTTAGAAGCAGCCGCTTGTGGTTTACCAATATTAGGATGTATAGAAATAGAAACTACGTTTCATGGTTTATATAGAGTACCTCGTGATTTAAAAGAAATGATATGTGGTTTAGATCAAATTATAAACAATTATATTGATTACAGATATAGTTCATTAAACACTGCTCAAAAGCTGTCCTGGTTAAATCGCTCAAAAGAATTAATTCAATTATATGAAAGACACATTAATTAAAGAGTATAATAATACTCAAATATTAAATATAAAAAACAAACCACCTCAAAATACCTTTAAGGTTAATTTTATTAATGGTGCTTTTTTTGAAATTATAGGCTCTATAAATGAAAAATATAAGGTAATATTTACTGACCAAAAAAACAATAAAATCATACACGAAACCACTATTACAAATAATATGTGGACTCGCACTAATATAAAATATTGTGTTGATTGGAAAATAGAAGTATTTATAGAATCTACAAATGAAAAAGTATTTGAATATAAATTTAATCCTACAGGAAAACATGTTTATATTCATATAGACTCAAAAGCAATAGGAGACCATTTAGCTTGGTTCCCATACATAGAAGAATTTAGAAAAAAATGGAATTGCAAAGTTACATGCTCTACATTTCACAACCAATGGTTCAAATCATGTTATCCACAACTAAACTTTACTAACCCAGGAACAGAAGTATTTGATATATACGCTATGTTTGAAATAGGATGGTTTTACGATAATAATAAAGTAGATTTAAATAGAATACCTTTAGATTTTAAACGATACCCATTACAACAAACTGCCTCTGAAATATTAAACATAAAATATAAAGAAGTAAAGCCCGTATTGGATGCTCCTTTAAAGAAAACAGACATTCAAGATAAATATGTTGTAATAGCCCCCCATGCTTCTGCTCATGCAAAATATTGGAACTATCCTGGTGGGTGGCAAACTATAATAGACTATTTAAACAATAAAGGATATAAAGTTGTCATGTTAACAGCTGAACCTTTAGGAGATGAATGGCACGATTCAAAATTAGGAGGTACATTAACCGGGATAATAGACAAAACAGGATTTGATATCCCATTAGAAGATAGAATGATTGATATTCGCGACGCTTCATTATTTATAGGAATGGGAAGTGGTTTAAGTTGGATATCGTGGGCTTTAAATACCCCAACTATTTTAATATCAGGCTTTAGTTACCCTTACACTGAATTCCAGGACTGCGAGCGAATTTATCCTTTAGAATATAATGTCTGTACTGGTTGTTTTAATAGGCATATGCTGGATGCAGGAGACTGGGAATGGTGCCCTGATCATAAAAATACTCCTCGTCAATTTGAATGTACTAAATTAATTAAACCTGAACAGGTTATAGAATCTATTAATAAACTTTTAAACTTATAATATTTATAATAAACAATTAAATTTATGGAAAATCAAAAATTAACACAAGAAGAATTAACTACATTACAAGAATTACAAAGAAATGGTCAAACAATTATTGAAGAATTAGGCCAAATTGAAGTAGCTAAATTCTCTTTAGAACAAAGAAGAACAAAAGCAGAACAATTTTTACAAGACGTACAAAAACAAGAACAAGAATTTGTCCAAAATATCACAAGTAAATATGGCATTGGATCTGTAAATCCTGAAACAGGAGAATTTACCCCTTCCTTAAGAGAAAATTAATTTTTACGAATTTCTGTCATATTTATAGACAACAAAAAACTATAAAAACATGGCAGAAACTTTAATATCTCCTGGCGTTTTAGCGAGAGAAAATGATCAATCATTTATTACTCAACAACCTGTAACAGTTGGAGCTGCAATTATAGGCCCCACAGTTAAAGGACCTGTTGGAGTACCTACTATTGTTACTTCATACTCCGATTATTTAAATAAATTCGGATCAACATTTGTAACAGGTGGGCAAGTTTACACATACTTTACTTCAATTGCCGCTTACAATTATTTTAATAATGGTGGCGAAACATTACTAATAGCTAGAGTAGTTAGTGGCACTTATTCAGAAGCAACTAGTACCGCTATTAGTGGTAGTACTACTGCTCCTAGCCAACCTACATTAGTATTAAAAACTATTTCTGAGGGCACTATAATGAATAGTAGCTCTAGTTTAGATGTATCCGGCTCATTACTAAGCGGCTCAACAGATAATGTAAGATGGCAAATTGTAAACTCTAACACATCCTCAGGCACTTTTGATCTGTTAATTAGACAGGGAAATGATAATACTAATACTCCTATTGTATTAGAAACATGGACTAACTTATCTATGGATCCGTTAGCTCCTAATTTTGTATCTAGAGTAATAGGTGACCAAGCACTAAATTTTGCTTCCTCAGGAACTAGCTATTATTTAGAGGTAACTGGCTCTTATCCAAATAATTCAAGATATGTTTATGTAAGTGCGGTTAATAATCCAACTCCAAATTATTTTGATAATAACGGAATAGCAAAAATACAATTTACTGGGTCTATACCTCTTAATGCTAGTGGATCTTTTAACAATGCTATTGGAACTATATCTACTGATGGTCAATATTATAGTGCTATTACAGATGGCAATAAATCTCAAGGTATTCCTAGCTCTAGCTATGATAATATGATTAGATTACTTGCTAATCAAGATGATTATAGATTTAATGTATTGTTAACTCCTGGTTTATTTAATTCACTACAACCTTCTCAAGTAACCACTATTATCTCTAACACACAAAATAGAGGAGACAATATTTTTGTACTTGATTTAGTACCATATAATTCAACTGTATCTACAATTAGTAATCAAGCTTTAAGTAGAAATACATCATACGCTGCTTCATATTGGCCTTGGTTACAAGTAATTGATCCTGATACCGGTCAATTTGTTTGGGTACCTGCTTCTACATTAATTGGTGGTGTGTACGCTTTCAATGACAGTGTTGCTGAACCATGGTTTGCACCCGCAGGTATTAATAGAGGTGGTTTAGCTGGAGTAATTAGAGCAGAACGTAAATTATCCCAATCCGATAGAGATACATTATATAGCAATAAAGTTAACCCAATCGCTACATTCCCTGGACAAGGTGTTGTAGTATATGGTCAAAAGACATTACAAACAGCAGCATCTGCTCTCGATCGTGTAAATGTTCGTAGATTGTTAATTGCTCTTAAGTCTTATATTTCTCAAGTAGCAAATAACTTAGTATTTGAACAAAATACAATTGCAACGAGAAATGCCTTCTTAAGCCAAGTTAACCCGTATCTTGAATCAGTACAACAACGTCAAGGTTTATACGCATTTAAAGTAGTAATGGACGACACAAACAATACCCCAGATGTGGTAGATAGAAATCAGATGGTAGGTCAAATTTACTTACAACCAACCAAAACCGCTGAATTTATTTACCTCGACTTCAATATTACTCCAACAGGTGCTACATTCCCTGCGTAAATTTTTAAAGACAGAATATTTATAATAAACAAAATATAACATGGCAATATTAGATCCAAACGAAATATTTTTTACCGCCTTTGAACCGAAACAGGCTAACCGATTTATCATGTACATTGATGGTATTCCGGCTTATGAAATCAAAGGTGTAAGTAATGTAAACTTAACCCAAGGCTCAGTTAGATTAAATCACATTAACGTACAACGCTATGTTAAAGGTATAACTACTTGGGGCACAATTACATTTACCCTATTTGACCCTATTAC